TTAAACGCTTTTTATACCCACTACCTTGCGTTTGGGGCACCCTTGGGACAGAACGTTAGAAAAACTAGTATTCAGCATTTCCACCTGGTTACGGTCCATCTCTCCGATCCACTTCGAGTAAATCTCATAAACCATCTTCGCGTTCTCGTGACCCATCTGTCCGGCGATAAACGACGGGTTAGCACCGGCCGTTAATAGCCAGCATGCGAACGTGTGGCGCGACTGGTAAGGGCGTCTGCTCCTGATCCCCGCCTTCTTTAATCCCGCCTCCCAACTATACCCCAGAGACTGAGAACCGTAATACTTCGTTTCCCCGCGCCAGTTTTTGGGCGGGATAAACACGAACCGCAGTTTTTGTTGTTCAGTTAAACCATGTTCGCGGTGATGGAAAGTGATTTCGGTTTTGCTTAATGCGCCAGTTAGCTTGAATTGTTCGCGTAGAGCATTCAGCGCAGGTTCAAGTAGGGTTACATTTCTGATCCCCGCTTCGGTTTTGGGTGGCACAAACAGGCCCTCATTCGTCTGGTTACGCCTGACGTGAAGCTCACCCTTATCAAGGTCCACATCCTCCCAGGCTAAAGCTGTAAGCTCTCCATGCCGAAGACCAGTAAAGATAGCTGTAGTCCAGAGCAAAACATACCGAGGAGATAACGTTTTTATGAAACCTTCGTACTCACTCTGTAGAAGCGGATCCGGGTCTCTCCTGGAGCGCTTAAGCATCTTTATACCTTCGTGAGGGGTATGCTCGATAAAGCCGCTCAGGTTCGCCAGCTTGAGCAATGCAGTCAGGTTGTTCATCAGGCCGTTGACCGTGGATACAGCGCGACCTTTTCTTTTAAGCCAGGGCGCGTGATCGCTAAAGGTGTTACCAGTTAATAGCGCGTTCCTGTAATTCAACAGGTCGGTATGCTGAATATCCGCAATATGCGTATTACTTCCAACAATAGCGCAAAGCGTTGCTATACGTGATTCTGCGCCTCTGTATGACGCAGCTGAGACCTCAAGCTTTTTGGCATTAAGATAAACTTTGCACAATTCACCGAAGGTTTTAATTTTTTGTGTTGTGGTGAATTTTTTAAGCGCCTTTGATTCAGGAAAGTGCTTTGCATAGTCAAATTTACCTTGCTGAATCTCACTCATGATTAAAGCACGGAGATTGCCCGCTTTTTTTATATTGCTATTTGATACAGTCCAGCCCCGCAAAACTTCGCGGCAACGTATGCCGCGATATAGAAAGCTAATTCTTATTCCTTTCCCATGCAGCTCTACGCCAGCAGGCATATTCATTATGTTTCCCCGACAAGCCTATTAATCCTGGTGTAGTTGTAGAGAAGCGTTACCCTTCCTTCTGAAGCTTTTGGATCTGGTGGGTGCTTCTTATAATGAATGCCCTCGATCCATCTTCCTTCCCGGTAAGATTTAATTTGCCGGGGAGTCATATACATCTTCGCTACAATTCCCTTTTCCATCACCCATTCATCTTCTTGAGTAATATCGGCCATAAATAACCTCATGGCCGGGAAACTATAATCAGTTCCCCGGTTTAATGTTGATTATTGGAAATCATTCAGTGAGTGCGGTCGTATTCTGCAATTGCTTCCATAGCTTCATCAGCGGTATATAGAGATGCAGGGTGGTTAATTGCATTGATGAAGTCGTCGCGGTCGCGCTGACGGTGCCTTAGTTCCAGTTCCGCAATACGGGTCTCAGCCTCTTTGAGCTTTTTGGTTAGCCTGTCGTGACCATCAACAATCTTCAGAGCCTCGCGGTTCATGTATTCTTCCACCTGTTCTACTGCATTACTCAGTTCGCGGGTGCTCACAACACGCTTTCCCGTTTCGCAGAGGTTATGCAGCGGGGTGAAGAATTCACGACGTACCAACCGAGCAGCGACGATAATCAGGATGCTGCCGGACTCTCTGGCAACCTCCGGGGTAAGTTCGGTGATATTCATGCTGCACCCCCAAATATCCATTGATTACCGGCATGCGCCTGGAACTTGCATGACGTATCTGGCAACAGAAGTTCCTGAACCACTTCACCTGTTTCGACGTAGTAATAATTGCTGTCGGTAACGTTATTGATGAATAGAGCCTCACGCTCGCGCTCTGTTATGCCGCCAATGATTTTCATCACCTTCTTAGTGATCGGGCGGAAATCCGGCTCTACGCCTGCCAGCTTTGCTGCTGCGTAGTTATGATGCCCGTCCATCAGGATGGTGTACTGAACCCCACGTAAAACGATGGGGTAGACCGCTACTATGAACCGTTTAAAGCGCAGCGCTCTGCCTGCCACTTTCGACCTGTCCAGATAGCGCTGGCTGCTGATAAGTTGACCTTTGATGATGCTCATGCCACCACCTTGTGCGCTTCCGCATCGAACTTACGTCCCTGATACCAACCGCGACGCAGCCAGCGACGGATGGTGCGCATAGCCTTTGCATCACCACGTACGGGCTCAGGGAAACCCCCGTATTTCACAGTTTTAGGTCCACGCTTGCGCTCTGATTGCATCATTCCGCACTCAATGATGTGATCGCGGTAGAAAGCCAGCCACTGCTTGAGATTACAGACAGGGCAAGGAATGTCACCACCATTCGTCAGCATGCCATCTTCGTATGCGTCGCAATCCCACAGGTAGCCATCACAGCAAAGGCTATCCGGGTAATGCGCGCCAAATTCATAACCTTGATATCCGCAGCTCATAAAGTTCCCTCCGTCGCATCCTGATAACCTTCAGGAACAAGGAAATTGAAAACGCCGTGTGGCCGCAGGCCAGTATGGAAAAAGCTCAATCGTCCCTTCATGGGTGCGAATCGCAGCGGCTTCGCGTAGTTCAACTGAATTCCGACCGGGCCGAAAAACCACGGCGAGTCACTGAGTCGGGTGGTTCCGTCGATGCGGACAACCCCAACGATGCCGCCCAGCTGGAAGTTGTTGGCGGAAGGCATCATAAGCGCCACTTCTCGACCGTTCGTCCTCTCCAGGATGCTACGAGCTTCTTTCACCTCGGCCACAGTAGGCCGTTTGCTGGAGGCGTGAATAAGTACCAGCCCGCGATATTTCGTGTCCCAATTTCGGTTCTCAATATCTTTGTATCCGTTGACGATAAGCCACGCCCACGGCTGGCGTATAGACAGAACTTTCATATTTCGTCCTCCAGTTATTTATTCCAGAATGAAGGCCGTAATTGGGCTGTCGCTGGTCTGGTTGGTAATGAGTTTCGGAATGAAGATTTTGCAGCCGTAAGTATTTCTTTCTTCTTTTGCTTCTCATTGCATATAGGACAGTAATAGGCTTGCTTACGGTATGCACCCTTTCCGATGGGGCGATACTGCAACTCTTCGCGTGCAAAGGAGCCGCCGCAGCTGTAGCAGTGGAGTGTTTCGGTTTCCATATTTATTCCTGTATTAAGGTGTGTGGATACCTGCCATTTAAGGCATTAATTCATTTGCTCGATAATTAAAATGAAACTTCGGTATTTATTTTGTATTGTGCCGTCAGTAAATCACCGTCTACAGAAAGCAAATCGCCATATATTTCCATGCTGCACTCTATATCTTCAATTTCTAAAGCTGAATACAATCTAATACATCCCAGAAACATCCGGTCTTCTATGTGCTTTGCTGCTTCATATATGAATTTCATTGAAGCCATAGCCTGTGACCACATATCTCTGTCTTCAATAAAGTGAGCAATAGCAAGTTTGCTTTGTGCTGCCTGAATATGTGGATCGTGTTTTGGTAAACTAGCCATTTAACACCCCCGTAACATGTAGAATTTTGATGATCGTCGCTGACCAGGCAACAAGGCAGATAGCCAGAACAATTACCAGTGAACGAATGCCGTTTCTGCTCATCTCCTTACCCTCATGTGTATTGAGTTCCAAACAGACCTTGCAATGCAGTGCCGGGTGCCTCCCGGTGATACCAGCCAGTTAACAACTGATGCCGACCTGCTTTTTCCCGCAACATGGAAACCGCCCATGCTTACCTTTTTTAACTGTGCCGCGTGCGCTTAGCCGCATTCACTGCATTGCAAGGTCTGTTGATTTGCCTGTCTTTTCACCACTTCAGGCTCGGTGGTATCCTCTGTTCACCACAAACAAGGAGGAATACTTATGGCTTCTTTTGACCGCCAACTCCAATTGCAGATACTTCAAATTGCGCTGGAGTTTTATCCAGACGAAATTGGCTGCATACCCAAAGAACTATCGTCACTAGACGAAAAAACACTCCTGCAAAACATTGCCTATCTTCAGCAGGAAGGACTTATAACCGGTGGAATTGAAGATTCATTCGCCGGTAAGTCTCCTGATATCAGATTAATAACCGCAACCCGCGATGCTGTTAACCTACTAAGCGAGGAGGGCAGCATTTCCGCCTCCCTTAAAATCGTCACCGTTAAATTGCACGATGAAACGCTGTCCGCTCTTAGGGATTTCATTAACCAGAACATTTCTGACCCAGAAGAAAAGAAAGCGTATTTGCAGCGCTTAAAAGAGCTTCCCGCTGACGCCACAAAACACATCGTGCTTGAACTACTGACTCAGGGGCTGGGTCAGATCCCGAACGCAGTTCTTTGGCTACAAACAATGCTCCGTCATCAGTGAACTCGGTTTCGATGCGAAGCTTTTCAAACTTTATCCAGCCGACGCCGCCAGGGATTTCTAGCCAGAAATCTTCCCGATCATCGGTTGACAGTGTGATCGCTCTTTTGACAAAAACCATTGCGTAGATACGTAGTGGTTTTTTTTGTTCGGTTAATTCCTGAGTCATGCCACGCCTCGTTTATTTGACCCTTATCGCCGGGTAGCGGAACGTTTAACCTATCGCACCGTTGTGTCGATAAGTAGAGAATACTACATAAAGTAGATTGGTCAACACCTAAAGTAGAAATAAGCATCTACTGCAAGTTGCTTTTAACGATGCAGAGACATAAAAAAACCCAGCGTTGCTGGGTTTAGAGCGGTTGTTTCTGATTTATTTTTTGTCTGGATCTGCGTATTCGCTATAGAACTCCAGGAGCTTCTTATAGCGAATCTCAAAGGCCAGAAGCATGTTGTTTGCTTCTGCATCAGGGAATTTTCTGAAGACTCGAATCAGGCGTTTCTCTTCATCGCTTAAGCTCGCGAATTCTGTTTCATCGCCCTTCTCTGGTTGGGTGAGGGTGACTGTCTCCGGGGCTGCGTTGGATTCAGCACTGTTTTCTACTGCCCCGTAGTCTAGCCAGGCTGGAGGCACGCTCAACCATTCCGCAATTCTCATCAGCTTTTCATCGCGCGGTTTTGCTGTGCCAAGCGTATACCGCCTAGCCATTTCGTAGGTGACCTGTCCCGCATGACTTAATTGCTTAACAGACAAGTTCTTTTTACTCATCTCTTGGTTAAGTCGATCTGCGAAGTCTTGATGCTTATTCGATTTTTCTACCATAGGTAGAAGATTACGGCAGAGAGTGTTTTTAGTCATTTCTATTTTAAGTAGTTGCATTTTCTACTTTGTGTAGTATTCTCTACTTACCAACTCACAGGAGGTAAGAATGCCTACACCATACAAAAACATAACGGAGAAAGCCGTTAGAGCGATTGGGAATGTTTCCTGTGTCGCCCGCATGTTCGACTTTAAGTCGAGCCAGTCAGTAGCAAATTGGATAAACCGAAATTGCGTCCCTAGTGATCGCGTCATCCCACTCTGTCGCATGGGAGGGTGGGTAGTAACCCCTCATGAACTTCGCCCGGATCTTCATCCAACACCGATTAGTGGGCTTACGGAAGAAATTATCACCAAGCGGCAGAGGGAGTCTGATTGATGGAAATCAAACACGAGCACGTTGAAATAGTTCTGTTGGCCTGGGCTGCTGAAGTCGGTCAGGCATATGCAGCTAATGCCATTACTGAAGAGTACGTGCGTTCCGGTGGGGCTGAGCTTCGTCTGGTTCCGGGTAAAGCGTGGGCCAATCAGCAGAATATCTTCCATCGCTGGCTGAAGGGTGAGACCGAACAGCAGCGCGAGAAAATCCGTCTGCTGCTTCCGTCAATCCTGCGCGTTTTGCCGCGTGAAATCCGTCATCGTCTGAGTATCTACGACACGATCGAGCGTCGGGCATTGCTGGCGGCCCAGCATGCCATCGGAACGGCTATTGATGCCCACGACGATGCTATTGAAGCCATATACAGCAAGGCGTATCAGCCTCTCGCTGTTGAAGTAACGAAATACCACTGATTCTGGAGGTGACTATGTGTAACCAGTCTGCTGCTGAATTGATTGCTCGCCTGAAACGAGCGTATCCGGCGTATGAGCCGTCTGAAGGAGATTGTGCAGGCACTGGCATCCCTAAGGCCGGTTCTCGCTTCCAGCACAGACACAAAGGCCACATGGTGACGGTACTCACAGCGACAGAGAAAGATGTTTCGTACCGCAAAGCCTGCGGGGCTATGGGCTGGGTGGGATTGAGAGAGTTTTTACGGCTACACAATGAGGTTTGGGAATGAACAATCAGGTGTTTGAAATTGTTCAGGCCATGTCGGGGCAGGGGAACTGCATAACGATCCCCGGACCGTATCTGGATTTCTTTGCAGGAGACAGGCAGCAGCATTTGCTGGCGGCCATTCTCAATCAGCTGGTGTTCTGGTCTGGCAAGTCAAGTCTGGAAAATGGCTGGTTTTACAAAGAGCACGCAGCGCTTGCGAAAGAGATCCGCGCTAAAGACGGCGATGTGGTCAGAAAGGCAATGTTCAAGATTACAGAGCAGTACCTGGCGGGGGTTATTGAGGAAGAATTGCGGCAGGTAAGCGGCACGCCGAAGAAGCATTACCGTGTCGATCAGGAAGCGTTAATCGCCAAAATATTCCCGCAAGGGGGAAATTCAAATAAGCCATTGAAAGATATGGATTCGGCTAAAGAGCCGAATGGAAACGGCTCAAGAGCCGAATCGAAACAAGTGATTGAAAGTAATGGAAACGGCTCTCAAGCCGAATGCATTCGTCCCAAGAGCCGAATGGAAACGGCCCAAGAGCCGAATCCTGGAAACGGCTCTCAAGCCGAATCCTATCTCTATACAGATCTTAAAAACAGATCACTA